CCGCCACCGCAACTTGAGCAGCCACAATTACAAAAGCCATTACACTACCTCCGGCTCGACCAGAGCCTGTTCTATTTCATCTATATCAGTTAATTCGGTTGGGTGAAAAGTAATCCATGTACAGTCTGTGTGTGCATAGATAACTCTTTTAGTTCCAGGCAATGTCTCACCTAAGAATGGCCCAGTAATATCTTCTCGCTCATGTACGCTAACAACAGAACACTTACCATTTAATACACTGTAGAAATGGCGGGTCTTATGCTTTGCACCTACTACACACGTTTGAGCAGGCATAAACATCTCTCTAGCATACATACCATCTGAGAAATGATGGCGTACAGTGACATCAGCTTTAGGGTACTCTTTCAGGGTATCCTGAAGCGCATATATCTTGTCTTGTACTGCTAGGTTCACGATGACTCAACCTCGTACTCTATCGCCTGTAAATGGAAAGGAGCAGCGTCTGGCACTGTAATTTCAGGTACTACGTCAATACCCCAGCCTTTACCACCATTGTTGTCTTGTATAATACCAGTTCTAACTTCAAACGGTGTGCCTAACGGGCTATTTGCAGCAACGTCAAAGTTCCTTACAGCTACAGGATTGCCATCTATGAACACACCAGCACTTTCATACATGCGTATATTCATGCGGTTAATTCGTTTTTCGCGCATTGCATTCTCTGCGCTTGCTTTTGAGCTAGTGTTTAAAGGCATAGGTACTACTTTTGGTACAAAGTTAAGTCCTACCTCTAGGTCTAAGTTACCACCTGACAACTCTTCTGCTGTTAGTGTAATCTGCCCTGTCGCTGATACAATACGCTTATCAAGGTTGTTGCCGTTACCAATAACATTTACTTCAGCTAAACGTAAATGATCGTCTGGAAGCTGTACAGTTGTTGAAGACACGTTAGTCATTTTGACTGATGAATCTAACAAGTGATCAAAAGACCAGCGTTCTAATGAGTATCTAAAGCTAGTACCGCCAGCAAACTTGTTAATTAGGTACAGTTCGTTCTTAACGGTAGATGCAGATACAAGCTGTAACGGAACTGCAATGCCAGTTAAATAATATCCACTGTCTGCACTAGTCCAGCGTGTAAAGCCATTAATATCCTGTGCGCGTACCGTATTAAGTACGGCACCGTTACCATCTTGGTTAATAATAAAAACCCAGTTAGAGTCTTCTGATGTGGTGCCTGATAACACGGCTACATCTTTAGGCTGGTCAATTAACTGAGAAGAGAGTACAGAGATGTCGTTAGATGTATAAGCGTCTTCATTAAAGTTAAACACAAACTGGCGAAGTGTTTGACCATTTTGATCTATAAATAATGCAGCGCCATCTAGGGACTTAGATTCTAAGTAAGCAGAACCATGTTGCGTTTGAGATACAATGTCTATAGTTCCTGGAGTATTACCCTTAACTAAAAACTCACCACCTGTGGTAAACACTTGCAACCCACGGTCAGAGTTAATGTCTACGATTTCTGTCTGCACTCTGTTAGTCAAAGTTACAAAAATACCCTCGTCATCGTCACCTTCTTGGAAGAAATAATCAAAGAAAGAGCCTGACTTAGATGCAAATAGGCTTTGCTGCTTAGACTTAGTACCGCCTAGCCACAGTCTACCAGCGTGGAATGTACCCATCTTAGGATAGCCTCGTGTAGCACTCCATACATCTTCTTTTCTTGGGGAACCATTTTGGCTTTTTGTAAAGGTCAATATCTGATTAGCGTTACTAATACCGCTTGTAGGGAAACCAGTATATAGCTCAAAGTCCTTAGCAGACTCGCCACTAACGGTAATGGTGTACTGCATAACACCAGTGCGTGTAACTGCTACACCTGTTTCACCATACACAGGCATGTCTTGCAAATTTCTTTGTAAATTAAATGCGGTTGAACTTTGTTGGTCAGCCGTAGTATCACCAGCAAACGTAATGTTTTTGCTTAATATGCCTTCTACATCAATTTGATATGTGTCACCTGTCTTCACATGACTTCCAAATGTTAACACTTGCACATCATTTACAGGCGTAGGACTTTGCGCGTCATCAAAGTCAAACTGTGGCACGTTAGAAAAAGGAATACTGTCTACTTGGAATAAAGAATCATTGCCAGACGTTACGGTATGGCCGCTGTTAATAACTCTTTTTGCTGGATGTTCCTCGTGGAACAATAGCATGATGTTTTCTGTCTGAGCATCACGCAACGCAAATATTTCAGTAGACTTGTATGGCAAGGGAATATTGCCCACTAATATAGTGCTAGTAGAGCCTGCATGTGGAATACGGTAAAACGCCATATTGCCGTATGAAGGTGTAGTATCTGCACCCCCTGTAGCTACACAAATGTAATGTCTATCAGACTCAACACTAAAGTCAAATGTCTTAACATCAGATGTTGTTGTAGTTTCAAAAAATACATTCAACTCACTTAATGTAACGGTCTGCGTACCTAAGTCGCCAGTGTCACCTTGCCTTACTAATCGCACATACGGCGTAGCAATAGTATCAGTAATTTTTATTCTGTATGACTTTGCAATATATGTAACTGTAATCGTTTCTTGAGTAACCCAGGTACTGCCATTAGAAGAGGTTTGCACTCTAAATAGAGCCGTGTCTGAATTATCAACATTTAGCTGGATATCCAGCACATCAATAAAACGCAGGCCAGAACTAGTGCTGCTCATATTGTATTGAGCTACAACGTACTCTGTTGCCCCGGTGCCGGACGTTCCTATGCTAGTAGTAGTCAGCCCTACGGTGGCAGGGTTAAAGTCGTTTATATTAGCTGGTGTGCCGCCATTGGGCATAGTTGGAGTAAATGTGCCAGTAAGGTAAGGGGATATAATAGCTAAAGGCTCATCAATATGCTCAGTGCCTGGTCTTCTTTTAAGACCTCCTTGCGGAACAATTACTACATTCTCAGCAGTAGCTACGCCAGCATAGTATTGATTAAGGTCTGTGCGCCCTTTTAATAGAGGAGATAGCTCACCGCTAGTAAAGCTGCTTTGCAGGAATTGTGAACTAGCCATTAGTACCTCACATTAATAAATGGTTGGCTTCTAAGCGGCTCCGTTGGGTATTGTTGTGAATCAGTGTAACGCGCCATACGAGATGCGTTCTCGTACTTAGCAGCGTTTATTTGTGCTGATGCAGCACTGTCCCTGATAGATGGCGCAAAGTCCATTGCTAGTGCGTACTCAATCATCTTAGCAAAGTAGACAGGCCATTCAGCTTCAGCTACATTTTCTATGTAATCAACGTACAAAGGCCCAGATGTATTAGCGTACACCTTGTTGCCATAGATTCTGTATTGTATTGCAGGGTCTAACTTAACTACGTTAATCAGGTCAGCAGGAAGCTGATAGATATTCTTGTAGTCATTACCTACTGGAGTCTCGGTAGTAAGGGCTAACTGTGCTAATCGTCGAGCAAAGCCCCAGCGATACTTGGACATTTCAGCCTGTACTATGTTGTCGTACAAGTTGTTAGCTACTGTTTCTGCGCGTGTGTTACCACTTAATGATGTGACAGGCAGATCGCCAATCAAAATCAAGGCGTTAGAAATTAACTTAATTTTCTCTGCCATACTAACCTCAGTAAGAAAGGAGGCCGAAGCCCCCAGTCAGTTTTACGCGGTAATTACTGTACCAGCGGCACAAACAACGGTAGTGCCGTTATTTGATTCAACATAAGAAATACGCCCAGTAGGGGTACTTCCGGTAGAGCCGATAACCAGCAAAATATCGCCAGCACTCAGTTCCGCTGTTGCGTTAGCAAAGTAGTTACTGTCAGCTACAACCGCTGAAGTAGCTTCAGTAGTTGTGTACTGCCAAGTAGAACCACCGTTGCCAGAACCGCCAATGCGGCATAGATCAGATCGAACAAAAGCCATGATAGTCTCTCCTTATGCAGTTTGAGTGTATTGAACTTTAACCAGACCGCCTTCATCGCGAACAACAGAGCCAGCCTTCAGCATGCCGTTACACAACCAAGAAGTACGCTCGGCAACCCAGTCGATCTCAGTCTTCATGTCGATACCGATGGCTAGGCCAACAGCAGGACGCTGGAAGAAGTAAGAGTCAACTACGTTAGCAGCAACAGTCAGTCCACCCTCTACGCGAGACTCAAGAATTACAAACTTGAAGCCAGCCAGAGTGTCAACGTCACCGTTTACGAGTGCTTTAATAGCCTGATAGTCAGAAGAAGTTGCTAGTTCATCGTTCAACAACCCACCTAGACCTAGTGCGTTAACAGCAGCAAACAGATCAGAGTTAGGAACACCTTGGTCACGCAGTTCAACCTGGGCTTTAATTACTTTAGCCATGTTTAGGTTAGAAGCGTTACCGCCTACGTTAGTACCAATAGTGGTTGTCAGAGGAGTAGAAGCATCCATAGCGTCGATAACAAGCTGGTCAGTACGGCGACCAAGAGCGCCAGCAATAGTGTTTGCTAGTTCNTGCTTCTCATCAAAGTTGACATCTTGAGCATCAAACATGTCAGTGTACTCTGGAGCATTCCAGTTGCTTAGAGTGGCAGTTTTGAACTCGTGCGCCACATCCATAGGAGTTACCAAGTCAGAAGTAGACTTCTGGTTAGCAAGACCTTTACCCATACGGCGAAACTTGTAAGTGTCACCAACTACATTGTTGCGCTGTGTTACAGCACCTTTTAGCAGGCCCATGCCCTGATAGGCATGTTTAACCATACTGTCAAATTCCGTGACTGCCACGGCTGATAGATTTTTACTCATAAGAATTTCCTCGAAAAAGAGTAAGTAATAAAAAGTTTTTTCAAGGTTTTTGCTGAGTACCCAGTAAATTGGTCAGCGTCCAACCTAATTTACTGGGCCTAAAGAAAGGGTATCCAGTGAGCGAATTATAACCCGAATACCCCTATTGGATCAACCAACAGTGCGGTGGTGCGGTCTGTCGCCACCAAAGTCTTGCATCATCTTCTGTATTTTAGCCTCGTGACTTCTATCAGAGCTACGCAAAAGACCACCATTCTCATCTTTTTTAAACATCTGAGACTCAATGTCAGACCATGTAAGACCTGTAGGGCTTTCACCACCGTCAATAGGTAGCTTAGTAGGCGCTGTAGCGGATACGAGCATCTCAATTAGCTGCACTGATTCTGCTGTAGTCACTAGATCACGGGCAACATCAAAGTCTTCAGGACTCATGTTGTTCTTCATAAAGCCTTCAATAGTCTTTATTCGTTGCTGTGCGTTGTCACCTAGCTTAGATAGCTCTTGTTCTTGCTCAACCTGCTCAACAGCCTCAGATTGTGCGGTTAACAGCTCCCAAGCATCATTAAATGCGTCCTGCGACATGTTAGTCTTGTTAGCAAACTCGGTAAGTTCCTCTAGCAAAGCGTCACCAGACTCAATACCTTCAGGGCCAGCATAGCCATCTTTAGGTGCGCCTGTAAATCCACCAAACTTCTTCTCTAATTCTGTATACGCTTTAGCCTGTTCTGCAACAGACTTGTACTTAGTAGGGTTGTACCACTCAGGCATATCGCCTGCACCCTTAATACCTTCTGATAAAAAGTATTCACCTTCACTTAACTCTGGCGATGACTGATCTAACAGGGTATCGCTTGTTGTTTCTTCTACTGCGGCCTGTTCTTCTGACATTAAATTTTCTCCCAGGGTAGGTCGATAATCTTTCTCGTCTTCCCTAATGGTTGGTGTTTAAGTTTTATCTCGCATAACTTGCGCTGTCCATTGAGCAAGGCGAGAGAGTTAACGTCGATCCATTCAACGCTTTTGCCATCCTT